GGCAACCAGGTCCGCGATCCGCGGCATGTCCTTGCCGGTCAGGTTGAAGTTGTTCATCGCGTTGGCCGCGATTTCGGCGGCCCGCGGCAGTGCGATCTCACCGGCTGCTGCAAGGTTGGCCGTGGCCATTGCCGCGCCGTCGAGCGTGTCTTGTACGGAGATGCCCGCTTTGACCAGCTCTTCGAAGGCGCTGGCGGCCTCTGTGGCGGAGAAGGAAGTGTCTTTACCGATCTGCAGTGCAGCATCGGAGATCTTGCCCATGTCTTCGGCGCTGGCACCGGAGACAGCCTTGACGGCCGACAAGCGCTGCTCGAAATTGGCTGCGGCATTGCCTGCAACGGCGAAGCCACCGGCTCCGACGGCGCCGGCCTTCAGCAGGTCCTGTCCAAAGTCCTTCAGCGCGCCGAGCTGGTTCTTGATTGCGTCGAAGAACTCCGAGCCCGCCTTTTGGGCGATCCCGAAACCAAGTTCAGCGCCGGCCCCATCAATTACGATGCGGCCAAGCGCTGTACCCAGGTTGTAATTGCCTGCCACTAGATGCTCCTACTCGCGGGGTCCGCGAACCTCCCTTGCGAGGAAGCTCCGGAAGCATCTACGGCCTTGGGTAACCATTTGGTGAGTACCCGAAGACGCTTACGTTCGATCTCTGATTTTTCTTTGCCTTCGACCCCTTCCAGCTCGGCGGAAAGGGATGATCCGAAGACGTACACTGCGCGGTCGAGCTGGTACGCCGTCCATGGATCTGTGACGTGCAGCAGCTCGCTTGCGCGGCAGCGGTAATGCTTAGTTAGCTGAAATGTCTCCCACAACAGCTCCGAGCTCGCTACGAAAGCCTTCGACATCACTCTTCCCGCCGACGACGAACTGGAAGATGAACATCTTGTCTTCGAGATCGACTTCGTCGGTGAAGACCACGTCGCCAGCAGCTTCGCGCTCTTCGTCGGTGAGCGGGCGCATCTTCTTCGTCGCCGGATCGAGAACAGAGTGGTTTGCAACCTTCGGCTCGACCACAACGATCGGGATCAGCTTGTCGATCGACTCAAAGAGCTGGACCATCTGGTCCGGGCTGGACAGAACTGACTGAACATCGTCGTTGGAAAGTTCCTTGGGCTTGTTCTTCTTGCCCGTTGCAGACTCGATCTTTTCCGAGACGATCGACATCAAGGAATCCGGGAAAGCCCCGGATGCAAGAAGCGTCGGCATGTCGGTCCGCTGGACCTTGCAGACGTTTCCTGACGGCAATTCGAGATCGAACGTGGATCCGGCTTTCTTGCCCTTCCAGGCTCCTGCCGCCGTGACACTCTTCGGCTTGAAGTCCTGGGGATTCTTTTTCTTCTTGGTCTTTTCCGATGACATCCGATGTGTTCCTTTCGAAAAGGGTTACTGCAGTTACGGGATCGAAACTGCGGTTTCGTTCTGGACGAAGTCGTACAGAACATCGACGCTGGCAGTGATGCGCGACGGGAGAGCGTCGCCCTTGCAGCTTGTGATGAAGAAGGATCCATCGCTCAACGAGCCGGACACGCCGCCAGTTGCCTTGCAGCGGTACAGCACGATGTGGAAGTCGCCGCCGGATTCGGAGATCGCCTGGCCTTCGGCCTTGAACTCCGGACGGGCGTCGGTGACCTTCTTGGTGTATTTCTTGATCTGCGCAGGGGTTGTGCCGGTGGCCGTGATGAGACCGCCATTGAGAACCACAAGGGCTTCAAGGGACACACCGCCGGCCTCCAGCTCCCAGCTAACCGACGCACCCTTGCCACGAGTGGCAATGACCTTGTCGTCGCCGCGCAGCTCTTCGAAGTCTTCCGCTTCTTCGAAGCTCATGGTGCGGCCGTTGGGCAGGTCGATGGACGTGCCCGCCAAAGTCGAAATGTTGGTGTAGCTGGTCAGCTTGATATCACGCAGACCGTAAGGAAGAGACTCGCCTACGAGTGGCATGCTCTAACTCCGTTCTTTCAGTTTGATTGGATCTAGGAAAGACCGGGTCTCCAGGAAGATGCCCTTATGCAAGTCGAAGCGATGCAGGATCACCACTCCGAACCGAGCTCCACAACGGGCACTGTTGCATTTGACTTCGAGGATTCCATCCTCTGGGTCGATAATGCCGAACAGCTTCCGGTTCGGGCAGCGAAGCTCGCTTGTCATAGCTTTGATTCTATACGCGCTTAGGCTTCAGGAGTTACCTCTACAGAGCCGACTTTGAACTCACTGTCGCTCTTGAGGTAGTCCAGGACGTCCGGGTGCACGTCGGTCACGTCGAGCTTGGAGTTGCCTGCAGGCCAGACGAGATCTTCCTTGCCGACGCCCTTCTCGACACCGGCGATCTGGTTCTGGTCTGCGACCGTCAGAATGCGGGTAGTGCCGTGGAAGCCTACGAAGTGGGCGACGGTGCGGGTTTCGGGCTTGGCGGGAGTTGCCATGGTTACTGTCCTTTTCCGATCAGAGTGAAAATGCTTGCCTTGCAGATGCTCTTGAATCCGGAATCTTCGAGATCGGGACTCCGGGAATCGTAAGCGGCCTGCGAGATGGATTCATCTTCGTCGGCCGATGCGTGAACAACGGCGTTGAAAGTTGACTCCAACGATGACAGAAGCCTATCAATGCGGACATAACTTCCGGGAATGTCATGAATCCACAATTCGAGCCGGACTTCCTTCGACGCGCTGCGCCGGGTTACCGACGGGCCCGTTCCGGACAACCGGTAGACGCCGAACGGCTTGGCAGGGGTCTCGGTGATGGAGCTGGCTTGGTGCCAGTTGTCCAGCGGGATGTCCTGCAGGACGTCGGTGTTGGTTCCGATGATCTGCATGATTGTCTTGCGCATCAGAGTCGGTCCAGAATTCTCTCGTAGCGGGCCATGACCTTCGGGCTCATGGCTTGGATTGTCGGCTCGATGATGGCGTACTTGCCGCCGAAGCGGGTCTCCAGCCAGATGCCATAGGCCACTTGGTGGAAGAGCACGATGCCGATCTCGTCCTTGTCCCGGTAGGCCCTTGCTGCAAGCCCGTTGCGGGCGTTGCCTGTCTGGTCTTCCCAGGGAGCGTTGATCTTCATGTAGTTCTCGACTTCGGGAGCCATGGACTGCGACGCAATATGAGCCGCGCGCAGCACTTTCTCCTTGCCTTGCTTCATCGAGGGGATCAGGCCGTCCTTCCAGATGACAGCCATCGATCCGCCGGCTGAGACCGCGGAGAATCCCCTATCCGACATCGAGAATCACGTCGGCTTTGAACTCGTATGTTGGCTTGTCGTGAACCTGGGCTATCCGGTAGGTCTTGCCATGCCAGTCGAAGGTCGAGCCCTTCGTAATTTCCGGCCGAAGCGCCGGGTCCGCCATCAGGATGTACTCCACAGCGGAGCGTGTTCCTTCCCAGGTAACCGTCGTCGGGACCTTGTCGGACTGCGGAATCAGGCGCACGACGCATTCCAGCGTTGTCCCGGGAACCGTCGTCTTCCCGCCTGCGCCGTCGGATGTCACAGTCCCGGGACGCTGCAGCACGATCGCTTCGGGGTCCGCTTCGATGAAGGCAAGAGTGCTCTTGGTCATGATCTTCTCGACTGCGGTGCTCATCGGCGTACTGCCCTTCGGCTGGTCTTGGTGACGGTTGTGGTGAGATCCGTGACAGGGTCGGCGAGAGATTCGACCATCGTCAGGGCTTGCTTGTGGATCTGGCTCATGTTCCGGCTGGACCCTGATTCGGAGACGTCGATCAGGGATGCCGTTGCGGCAGCCTTGGTTTGCCAGATGTATCGCGCGGCAGCGCGGACTGAGCCTTTGGACGTGATGATCGTCTGCAGCTCCATGTCGGTATATTCGTCTTCAGCTAGGTCGGTGAGTCCGCGCAGCTCGTCGATTTCTGTGGTGGCCATAGTCGACATTCTATCTGGCACGCAAAACGGCGCCCACATAATGCAGGCGCCGTTTCACAAGAGTCGACTATTTAGTCCTCTTCGGGGATTTCGGCGTCTTCGGCGTCGTCCTCTTCGTCCTCATCGGCGGAATCGTGCTCGATCAGGCGGGCGATCAGCTCTTCCTTCTTGCCGTCGGTGGGAAGATCGCGGGCCTTCAGCTCGGCCTGCAACTCCTTGACGGTGATCTTTTCGAGGTCGATTTCCTCTTCGTCGATTTCTTCGACGGCCGCGGGCGCGTTGCCGGCTCGCCAGGCTGCGATCTTGTCGGAGGTCTCGAAGCCCTGGGCGTCGCCTTCGGCGATCATCCAGTGACGGTCGGAGAGGTACTGGTAGTCATCCTCTTTGAGGTTTTCAAAGTCAATTGTGCGTGCCATTGTTTTCTCCTTGAGATAAAGGAACGGCGCTACCCAAGGCAAGTAGCGCCGTTCCAGTTTATGGGTTACCTAGCGGCTTAGTAGCCGTAGGAAGCAGGCGGAGCGTAGGAACCGCTCGCCTTGATCTGCATGACAGCAGCAGCACCGCGCTGGCGGATACCGGTGCCGAAGCCACGCTGGTAGAAGGAGTCGATCAGCGGGTAGTCCGGGTTTGCACCCTTGACCAAGCGCAGACCGCGCAGAGACGTGTTGGCGTGCTCGCGCAGACCAACGACGTTGTTCAGGTTCTCCGGACCGCCGGTGGCAGAGCCAACGACGTACTTGGCCGGGAACAGGTCATCTTCGATGACGAGCCACGGACCGTAGGAACCGGTGACGTCCAGACCCTGGTAGGTCGGCGCGGGCTGGGAACCAACGAGCGTCTGATCCACCGGCAGAAGCTGCGTGTAGTCGCCGCGTGCGGGGATGAAGTCGTAGGTGTCGCCGTTGTCGATCTTGAACTTGCGGATCTCTTTGGATTCGGCGGTGTTCACGAAGAGAAGGTGCTTGTAGCCAGCCTTCAGCGTGTAACCGTGCTCAGCAATGTTCTGGAATAGGTCATCCAGATCAGCCGAAACCAGCGTGGTGCCACCGGAAACCATGTAGTGGTTGTGGGTGCCGTCGAACGTGGTGTTCTTGTGCTTCGGAGGAACGGTGCCGTCGTTGTTGTACAGACCGTAGACCGGCACATCCTGAATGCCGTTGATGTCCGCTTCGCGGTTGGTGTTGCCGGCGTAGAGCGCCTGCATGACCTTCTCGAAGATCAGAGCGTTGTCTGCTTCGAGAGCCATCTGGTTGTTCGCTTCCACCTGCGAAGCCGGGGCTTCTGCGAGGAACTTCCAGGTGTAGCGGGCTGCCAGGTCATACCACTCGAAGTCGTAGCCCAGGTTGAATGCGGACGTGCCCGGGCGGATACCGCGGGGCTCACCGTACTCAGAAGCTACTTCGAAGCGGGCAGAAGACACCTGAGCTACGCGCTCGATGTTCTTCGTGACCGGGAATGTCAGGAGCTGGATGATCTTCGTGCGGCCTTCGTTGGCCATCGCAACCGAAGCGGCGAAGTCCTTCCAAAGGTCATTGAGATCAAAACCGTCAACGGTCTCGGTGACCAGGTCGGCTGCAGAGTTGTAGCCACCATGGGTTTCCAGACCGGACAGGAGCGGAAGGCCCTTGATCGGTCCGAGAACGGCCAGCGGGAGGATGATCTTTGTGGAATCGTTGGTGTTCAAGGTCATCCTTCCTTAGATAGCCAGAACGAGACGGTCAGCTTCGACGGTGAAACCGACGTAGGTGCCCGTATTGGTGGTGGAGATGACGCCGGTGGTGGCATCGGCGTAATACTTGCTGCCTGCCACGAGCCCTTCGCACTCAACGAAGTCGCCGAGCTTGAAGATGTCGATGATCTTGCCGGCCTTGCGGACGGTGCGATCAGGGTTGATAACGCCGATGACACCGGACTGGCCGGCGCCTACTACGGCTCGACCCTGGGCGTTGAGCCCGGCGCCGAAGATCTTGCCAAAGTCCGCAGAATCGACATCTGCAGCGAGCGGAGCGCGAACTACGCCGACTGCAGACTCGGTCTTGTCAATGCGAGCCATGAGCCTACCTTTCAGGAATTACGCGCGAGTCTTAGCGACCGCGCAGAGCGGGGTACTTGGACTGCAAACGCGCCCGCTCGGTAGCCTTCTCGGAATCCTTCGGCTTCGGGGCATCGCCCGTCTTGCCTTTCCATTCCTTCGGGCCCGGCTTCGGGTCATCGTTGTCAGCCTGGGTCTTGACCAGATACGGCTTGTCTTCGGCCAGCTTGGCGATCGCAGTAGCGAAAGCCTTCTTGTCCTTGACGGTCGGAATGCCGTTCTTGTCTTCGACGAATTCAAGTCCAGAGACATCGAGCAGAGACAGAGCGGTCTCCGGGTCATGCCACGTCACGTCGTTGGCTGCGAGAAATGCGTTGTGGACTACGAGCTTCTGCAAAGTCGCGGTCTTGCCGGAATCAGCTTCTTCGAGCTCTTTGATGCGCTTGTCACGCTTCTGCTGCTCGGAGAGGCTGGCGTTTTCCTGCTCTTCCTTGAACTTCCGCAGCTCCTGTAGCTCTGCGTCCTGCTCTTCACGCTGCTTGGCGAGACGTTCGATAATCTCGTCTTGAGCGGCGATCTTCTTCTGCGGATCCCCCTGAGATCCACTTCCGTTCTCGCCGTCGCCTTCTGGGCCGTTGCCATTGGGCTTGGCACCTTCAGGCTGTTCGCCGGACCCGGCTCCACCGGTTCCTGCAGGGTTCTCGGTGCCTTCGTCGTTTTCTCGTCCGCAAAGGACGGGAAGGACAGACTTGACTTCGAGATTGGGAATGTGGCTCAACCACATGCTCATGGGTACATCCTCCTGGTTGCCTTGGTCGAGATTTATCATAACCCAACAATTCGGAAAGTCACCTTTTGTAGAGATCCTACAACTCATCCGCCCCAGCGGCTGCACCGAGACGGGCAGATGACAGCAGATCCAGCATTTCGGCGCCGAGATAGAGAGCGGCGACCTTCGATGACGATTCTGCAGCCTGCTTGGCGAACTTCAGACCGGCGTCCTGCACCGTCGTAGCTTCGCCGTAGGCAGATGTGAAAGGTGACTTATCGGCCTTCTTCAGATACTTGTCGTAGCTGCCGTTGCGGAGCTGCTTTTCGAACTTGCCGGCCGATGCCGTGACAGACGTGATGTAGCAGAAGCAGTGCGGGTGCGGCTTTCCCGGAACGGTGGTCTTCTTGTAGACGCCGCGGCCGATGCCGTCGTGGTTCTGCGTCGCCATGGAATCGCAGACGTCGACATGGGCATGGCTGCGGGACTTGTGCCACTGGTAGCCTTCCACCCAGGGCTGCTCGCGGCTGTAGCGGATCTGCGTGAAGTGGAAGGCGTTCTGGATCTCGGTCCGGGCAAGACGCATCGCGTTGTAGCTTACGCCGCCTGCAACACCGGGCTTCAGGGACTTGGACACGTTCGCCGCCAGCTCTTCGGCGGACAGACCACGCAGCAGACCCTTCTGGATCTCCTTCTGAAGGCTGCCGGTCGACAGTGCAGTCTGGCGCCAGATGCGCGCGGACAGCGGCAGCAGGTTCTCTTCGCGGGAGATGAAGGCGTCGACGTTGGCCCGGGCCGATTCCTGCATCGCAAGGATCAGGTTCTCCCGGGCTGTGCCCTTGGCCTTGGCATAGATGCTCTTGGCCAGGAAGTCCTGGCTGTCCAACGCCATCCGGGCAGCTTCCTTCTCACCGAAGATCGTCAGGTGGCCAACGTTCTCCCACAGCTCGCGCATCTTGGTATGGAGGTTCGCCACGGCGATCCGCTGCTGCGATGCCCGGGCGACGTTGCCGATCCCACCCTTGGCGGCCAGCTTCTTCGCGTCCTTCTCAGCATCGGCGGCAGCCTGCTGCAGCAACGACAGAATGGCCCGGTCGGTGCGCTCGGAGTGCCGGGAGAAGGTCTTGATCGGTGATTCGCCGGCTTCGATCCGGTAGCGCCGGGACACCATGTAGTTGCCGAGCTGCGAACGGGTGATGCCGCGGATGATCGTGGCCGCGGGGTACATCATGCGGGCAACCGACGGCGAGATGTAACCGGTCTTGGCCAGGAAGTTGATCAGTTCCGGAGAGATGACACCTTCGGTGATCAGCAGCGAGCGGGCCGCCCATGACTCATACTCAAAAGCCTTGCCTGTCCTCTTCCACACTGAAAGGAAGAGATCCCGGCCGGCGCCGAACACGTTGACCAAATCCGTGTCCAGATCGCCTTTGACTTTTTCCCGCAGCGCCTGCTCGAAGATCTTCTGGCCATACTTGCCGGTGTCGAATCCGAGCTGGTCCAGCTTCCAGATCAGATTGACCATGTCCTTCGGAATCACCTTGGAACGGATGGCGTTCTTGATCATCTCGTCCGACAGTCCGCCTTCGACGATCACAGCCACGGCCGCCCAGGCGTTGCGCTGAGCCAGCGCTTCCTTCGCGGTGCTCGTGAGGATATCGATCGTGGAGAACGCCGAGCGCCAGCGCTGCGCCTTCAGGATGGAATCGACCAGCTTGCCGCGGATAATGGCGGCTTGCTCCGACGTCAGGCGGCCTTTGGCCGGATCTTTGCCAGCCGCACGCAGGAAAGCGTCACGCTGGGCGGCGATTTCGACGTCATCCAGATCCCGGAGGAAGTTGACCAGGTAATTGCTCGTTGCTGCACCGTAGATCGACGACAGCCTGGCCATGATGGTTGTGTCCTTGGCGAAGACCGGAGTCAGCTGCTTGGACGCCGAGAAGGCGAAGCGCAGCGCGTTGTAGGTGGCCACGTTGGAACCGAGAAGCTTATACCGGCGCAGGAAGTCGACCGTCGGAACGGACATGATTTCCGGCATGATCGTCATGATCCGGCCCAGCAGGTCCTTGCTGGATAGCTTTTTGGCGGTCGACTGCACCTTCCGGGTCTTGGCCGCGGCCTGCTTGATGAACCGGGCCTGCTCTTCGGAGATTGCGCCCATCGCCACGCCAGCAGCGATGAAATCATCATTGAATTGCAGCTCCGGGATCGCCAGGAGGAAGCGGTTGAAGAGCGGGATATCCCACTTCATGGGTTATTCCCCCAGGTTTGCGGTGTCTGCCGGGTCGGTTCCGTCGTCCAGAGTGGTGTCTGCCGCGCGCTGGGCGTAAGGATCCGCTGCTGCTGCGTCCGCGGCCTTGCGATCAGCGATTTGCTGCAGCATGTCGACCGGGAACTGGAAGCCATAGCGGTCTGTCAGCTCCTTCTGCACAAACTCCACCGAGACGACGCCGTTTTCGAGCAGCTTCAGGAGCTCTTCGATCTCCGACTGCCGGTTACCGGGCAGCTTGTCGCCGAACATGGTGTAGATGTGCGCTTCTCCGACGTCGACAGACTCGAAGGCCTTGAACCACGCCTTCAAATCGAAGAGGAACTGGTCGAACACATCCTTGATGTGCAGATCCTTTTCGTCTGCTGCATCGATGGTCGGTGCCATGCGGATAGCCAGGGCCACGCCGGACGCTGCGACGTCGGCAGAGACCTGCCCGCGGGTGACGTCGGTGATGCCAACGGCCTTGTCGGCCGCCGCTTCGAGGTACTTAATGTGCTCCAGCGACGGCGAGATGGACGAGATGCCGTTGATGCGCTTGAATTCAGGGTCTTCGATGACTTCGCCCGGACCAATGATCCAGCTCGACTCGTTGCCGTTCTCGTCCGTTGGACCTCCGGGGCCCGTAGCGTAGACACCCAGGCCGGCCAATGCCAGCGCGATGTCCTGGTCGGTGACAGCTTGGTTGATGGCTGCAATCACGCGCTCAAGGCTGCGAAGCTCGGAAGAACCGTAGGGGTTGCTGTCCTCTTCGTTGTTCTTCATGTGGTAGATCGGAAGCTCGATGATCCCTTCGGGGAACATCGTCTCGTTGATGACCTGAAGACCCTTCGGCGAGTCGCCTTCCCAGCCTTCGAGCTCCATCTTGACCTTCTGATACCAGACCGGGGCATCCGGCTGGCCCGTTGCAGGGTGATCGGGCGCGGTGTTCTTGAGCCATCGCTGGCGGACGATCATCACCTTGTCAGTTTCGGTGATCTGCTCGACCATGTCCCAGCCAACGACGCGATCCGGGTCCTCCGGGTGGTTCCGGACAAACATCAGGCCAGGGTCGATGGTTTTGACCGACAGGCGCTTGCCTTCGGGCTTCTCGGAGTCTCCTTGGATGTACCAGAAGGCGTCGCCGAACTTGAGTAGCGACTTCTTGCAGCGCGAGAAGGTCGAAAGGATGCGTTCCCGGATGAACAGGGACCCGTAAGTCTCGACAGCGAGCTTCTGCATGGCCGGTGTGCCCTGCGTCTGGTCGACTGCATAGCCGAATCCGCGGCCGACGTAGCGGGCAAGGGTGTTGATCAGGTTCTTGGCCGTCGGCATGTAGATCGGCAGATCGTCCGAACCGCGAACCATCAGCTCGTAGGTGCCCGGATTTGAGTGATACATATCGTCGTAGGTCTTGTATGCCGCAAGACGCTCTGCATCGATCGGGTTGATCCAGCCGGGCTTGGCTTTCACAAGGGCATTGACGGTGCTGTACGGTGTGGAGTCGGCCATTTGCTGATTTTACCTTGCCCTAGAGTGAACTCTGCTCTTGAATTTTGCCTTTGTTTTCCGCGTTGCACCGGCCCCGGGTCGGTTCATATCGCCGTATCGCCCGGCATTGCCATAGTAGCCTGCGAAGAACCGGCCCAGAGCTTCCGGAGTGTGGTCATCCTTCTTGAGTGGGTTTTCCGACGCTTCAGATTGTTCACTCTTGGTGTCCGGGTAGCGGTAGGCTCCGAATTCGCGGTGCAGATTTACGCAGGAGACGTCGAAGACCAGCTTCGGCTTCAGGTATCCGCTGGCGTTGTTGGGCCTGTCGTCCGGCTTGAGCTTCATCCAGCGCCTGATCAGCTCCAGACGGTCCTTCAGCGGGCCGCCGGTGTGGCCGCCTGCCCGGACCTTCAGCATCCGCGTGACAACTGCAGTGTCAGACGGGCTGGCAGGGTCCGGATAGATCATCTGCAGGTTCGCTGGGGCCAGACCCTTCTTCACGACTTCGTCGATGTTCTCTTCCACCGTCAAGTGTGAAGCGTAGTGCTCGCCCAGGACGTAGACGTTGTCGAACGGATCGACCTGAATGAGCAGCCAGACGAAGGGGTTCTCCCAGCCATAGTCGATCGCGGCGAAAGTCTTCCACTCCGGATTGAACCGCAGCTTCTCCACGTGGAATTCTTCGTCGAAGTCCTTGAAGACGCGGCCGACGTACTCGGCGAACTCGGCGCCGATTTCCTGGTTGAACTTCTCGTCGGTCATGCCGGCCGACATCGAGTGGATTTCCGGGTCATCCTTGCCGCCAGGGAACAGGATGTTGTTGGCCCAGCTCGGCATCCGGATGCTCCACCAGTCGGGATGCTCGGAGTTGAGCCCCATCATGTACATCTCATAGAACCAGTTCTTGCCTTCTGGCGTGCTGGTCATGATGGCCCAGCCGCGGTAGTCGGCAAGCATGGGCCGGATGAACTTGGTCCAGATGGAGGGTTTCAGCTTGGCGGCTTCTGCAAGGATCACGCCTTCGAGGGCTTCACCGACAAGGCTGTTAGGGTACTTGGCCGACTTGCAGTGGATCAGGAAGCGCCCGCCGTACAGCGAGATCGACATCTGGCCGTTCTGCGGGTTGTTGTAGCTTCCTGGGTGGTCCATGGGGATCCCCAGGCGGACCAGATCGCCCCAGACAACGCGGAATTCCTTCTCGGCGTCTGAGTATTCAGGCCCTACGATCCAGAACTCGGCGCGGCGCTCGAAGGGATCCAGATCCTTCTGCCGGTAGTAGGCACGGATGGCTTCGAACGTGAGCTCGTGGCCGCCGAAGGTCGACTTGCCGGTACGCCGGCCTGCACAGACGACGCGGAAACGGGCCTTCGCAGTCTGCTTGGCGCCGTGAATCTTCCGCTGTGCAGCATGCGGCTTGTATCCGACCTTGTCGAAGATTGCCTTGATAGAGATGACTTTGGCCATTGGCTGATTCTATCTGTGGACAAAGAGAAAGCCCGTACCACAACGGGCAACCGGGCTCGAAGGTTCACTATACAGCAAATCCCCGGGCCGTCGATCCACATCAAGGCCCGGGGATTATTTGCGCCTGCGCCCCAGCAGTGAAGTTGACTATATCAGGCCATCTCCGGACGCGGAAGACCCCTCCGGGCATTGGGGTTCCGGAGGGGTCTTCTACACTGCTTGACCACGGTCATGATCACTATGAGTGTCAAAAGCCTAACACAAAGCGAAGACCCCTCCGGTCTGGGTCCGGAAGGGCCTTCTGGCAATTGTTGGGGATCGCCGAGATCCACTGTAGCAGACCGAATGCTGGCGCGTTGCTACCAGCGTTCTACCCTACTACGAGCTGCGAATCTTGTACGCTCCGCGGCTCTTCTTGGCAGCCTTGAGACCATGACCTGGGCGGTTCGCCCCGATGCCACGCTTGTCGGACGCCACCTTGCGGACAAACTTCCTTGCTTCCCGGATAGCGGAAGCGTTTTGGTGGATCCCATGCCCGGCCCTGACGGTTGCAGCGATGCCCTTCGCATTTACTGCGAGATAGCCGGCGCTTACCACCAAACCGACCTTGTCGGCGGTATTCATCTTCTTGTACTGCTTCTTCAGAGCTGCACCGACGGATGCCCGCTTCGTGACCTTGCGCTGGCCGGCTACCGCCTGCTTCGGCTTGGCCGATGCGCCGCGGGAAGCTGTCGAGCCGCCGCCACCACCGCCGGCAAACCGGCC